ACCGGTGTCCAGAGCGATTTCCCCGAGGCCGCGGTCACGGTTTATCTCGTCGAAGGCCAGAGAGTTGACCGCCATCTTCCGCGCCCGGGACGCCGTGACTGCACCTGCGTCTCGGTTAGCGTTTAATAGTCCGACGTAATCGGCTTGAGCTTGGGCCATCGTTAGTTCTACCTTATCAGTCGCCGAGACCGCCGACATAGAGGCGGTCTCTCATCCGCGGGTTGTTATCGAGCCGGGCTTCCAGACGTTCTCGGCTGGCCTGCTGACGGAGTGTCCGGGCGTCTATAGCCTCCTGCTGCTCTGCTGCTCTTTTGGCTATGGCTTCCTGTTCTAACTGTGCAACGTACGCGGGGACTTCCTCTGAAGTCATAGCCCCGTTGGCTACCAAAGAGAGCACTTGAGCCTCCATATCAGCGGATAGGTTGTACATCCCTATCCTCTCTTGCATCAGTATGGCCTCGTTGCGGGGGTCACCGAACGCTTGGCGGACATCAATCTCGTTACCCATTGCGTCGAAAGTTGTAGTGCGGGCCCCGGGGCCAGCCTCGCCGCTAAACGGTTGGCCGGTAAACAGCGTATTAGCCTGCCGACTACGCAGCGTAGCCAAAGCCTGCTCGTCGCCAGAAGCGCCTACGACTTGATCCATGTCACTGAACAGATCCATGCCCCGCTGTTGCGCTGGGGTGAGAGTACCACGCAGGTCAATCGCGTTCTGCCCCTGAATCCGCGCTACCTCTGCGTTCGAGTCCCCCAGCAAGCCTGCGTTAAACCGGCTGGTCTCCGACTCTAGCAAGCTGCGGCTGTTAGCCCCTGCTTCAGTCATCGCAGTGCGCTCAGTGCCGCCAGCTTCTGCAAGGCGGCGGGTCAGCACGTCCGCGTCGGCGCCAATGCGGTTGCCTTCAGCGGTTACCTGCGAGTTGCGCATCTGCCCCACTGCGCCAAGGCCCGCGGTGACGTTGGCTTGGTTCGACTGTATAGACCGAGCACGTGCACGCCGATCGCCCAGAGACTGGGAGCCGTAGGTCGGGCCACTCAGACGCTGCTGCTCAATTAGGCTGCGGCGTAGGGACTCTGCAATAGCTGGGTTGGCCACGGACTCTGCGGCGCCACGGGTGGTCTGGTTAGCGTTGTCGTAGGCAAGCCCCGGCATCTGCGCGGGGGCCGTGGCCAGTCGATTGGGGGCAGTCGCGCTCTGGGAGGCCGCGGTGCGTTGCGTCGGGTTGCTGTACTTGGTCACAGTCTGAGACTGCTCTCCCATGGCCCTCCCACCGCGGTTCAGTATAAGGTCGTCCAATCGTGTCGCCATCAGTACCATCTCCAAGATCCGGTGTACCCCATCCGAGAGAACCGGCGGGCTTTAACTTCCTGCTTAACTTCCTCAATCGCCCGCTCGAACCTTGTGCTGTGGGCGCTGGCCTTGGCCATGTTCTCCCCGTCGTGGTCGTGGTTACGTAAGGCCCGAAAGGCCGCCCACTCCAGCATGTCCAAGTGGAACCGCTCAGGGATTTCAGGGCCTACGTCAGGGGCCTCTAAAGTCAGCTTGGCCAGCGGGTAGCGAGTCACGCGCAGAGTAATCTCTTTCCCTACGTCGTCCGCAGTGGGGCTGCCCATTAAGCGAAGCGAACCCGTCTCGTAGTCAGGCACCACAGCGAACACGCCCGCACCGGTAAACGAGTGAGGCGCGGCGAGGCCCGAGAAATCTGAGAGGTCCCCAGTTGAAAAGTCATGCGACACCACCGGTAGCAGCTTCCCGTTGTACGCCGCGGATACAACACGCAGCACCGAGGGGTGCAAGGGGTAGTCGATCTGCCCCAGAGCTACGGGGTAGACACATACCGCTGGTGTGGTGGCGTCGTGAAGGTACTCGGTGAGTTGGCAGAAACGAAAATACCCCTCGTTGATATAAAGCATCAAGGAGGGGTCTGACCACAGGTAGTCCGCGTCGTCGGCGCTAACCGCGTCCGACACATCCCGTAGGATGTTCCGCCGCAGTTCGCCGAGTAATTCGATCGGTGTCACGTATCACTCCTGCCCCTACGGCGGGGCTGTTGGCTACTTCTCGCGGACTACTTGGTACGGGAACCGGGGGCTGTCTTCGTATCCGGCGATGCGTCCGTCGTCGTCCACCATGGGTTTTTTTATCACAGCGTTGTCCAGAACGTCGAGCAAGAAGTCGGGCACACTGGCCTTCTTTCCCGCCAGCAGCTTGTATCCTACACCGTTGTGCCCGATGTACAAACCAGAGGGTGGGATCTCGTCGTTCTTCTGAAGTATGATCCACGTGCGCTTCACCTCGTCCTTCTTAGGGGCCGGCTTGGCTTTGCCCTTGACGGGGGCTTTTTCCACATTGGTTTTAAGAGGCTCCGGGGCCACAGGCTCTGATTCACCGGGGCCGAATACATCTTCAATATCACTCATCAGTTGCTTCCTCGAATGCGGAGTTGAACTCGGCCTCGTCAGCGCGATCCTCCCCCATCAGCATTTGAAGGACACGCTGCACTTCCGGCATCGCTTCCTTCGCGTCTTTAAACACCAGCTCCACGTCTGAGTCCTCATACTTCGAGTCCTCCTCGCGGTTCTTGGCCTCGATCTCCGGGTCGCTGTAACGGAGTATAACCCCGTTGGCAGCCATGCGGATGTTTATGTTGGTGTCCATAGGACTGCGCCCTGCTACTTGATATGCCATAACGAGTTACCCCCACCGAAGTGGGGGCTCCTGTTTACGCCGTAGCGGCTACTTCCGCACGAACCATGAACGCATCCTGAAGGATCACAGTGGCGTTCCAAACCTTCCAGCCGATGGTTCCACGCTGAGCCAGCGGGTCGGTGTTGGTCGCTTTGGGCTGCACAACCATGACTTCCACAGAGTCCTTACCACGCAGAGGCACGATACCGTACGCATCACGGGCCAAGAACAGGATCGGATACACGTCGGCGCTGGTGCCGCCAGTAGACAGCGTGGTGCCCGCTGCGCCGCCAGCGTCTTCCCACGATTCAAACACCGTAGAGCGGATGTACCGCACATCCTCCACGGAGCCGATCTCGCCTTCCATTGATACGTCAGTGCCGTACTGCTTGGAGTGGATGAAGCCGGGCAGATCGCGGATGTCGTTCTCAATGTCCGGGTGGGTCAGCGCAATGAACGCGGACTCAATCGGCTGAGTGGCATACTTAACAGACGACGCCACCATGCTGGTGTGCGGCTTGGCGTTCTGACGCTTCAGCGAGCGAGTGATGCGGCGCTGTAGGGTCAAGGTCAACGGGGTATTTACGCCGCCCCGAGTGGTGCCGTTGGCAAAGAACACGTTGGTGCCGGCTTTCAGCACGTTGAAACGCAGGGTCTCAATGGTGTGCGCAGCTTGCTCACCCAAGATGTCGGTCATTTCACGCAGCAAAGGCGGGAAGTCTTCGTGCAGATCCATGATAACGTCAGTGAACTTCAGGAAGTCGCCGTACTGCTGCAGCGTCACAGAGTAGTCTTTGTTCTCAAGCGTGCTGCCCGCAGGGGTTACGCCCTCGGTCAACGGGGTGTCCGCTACAGGGACGTTGTAGTCGCCACCGGCACCGGCACCGGCGGAGCCAGTAGCCCCCGCCATGTAGTAACGACGCCACTTGGCGACACGGGTAGAGTTCTTCGGGATGGGGTAAGCCTGCCCGAACTTCTCCAGCATCATGTAAGGGATGGCCCGCTTCAGCAAGTTGGCCACAGAGAACGCCGTTTGGCGCGGGGTAATATCGGAATATACAGTCATGTTAGTTGTCTCACGTCAGAAAGATTATCCCAGTCCGGCAGCTTCCTCGAAGGCGGCGTCGAAGTCATCTGGACTCGCACTACCCGGTACATCTGCTTTGCTGGGGCTTGGCGTTGCACTCAGGGCTTTTCGCGCTGCGGCCGAAGGTTTCTTCGCCGCGGGCTTTACCGCTGGGGGCGCTGCTCTTGCTGACGAGGCTGGTAATTCTGGCACTGCTCCCGCCGTTCCTTTACTCGCCTTGAACTGGTCAACCAGCTCAATCACTTCCGCAGAAGAACCGGACTTAGCCACTCGCGCATATTCCGCTTGCAAAAACTTTGGCTGCGTCTGTATCCAATCTT